AAAATTCGTGAAGCTATCCAAATGGGTGCTAACTATGTAGAAAAAGATTACGAGTATGCTATCAAAGATGATAATAGAGCAGAAGAAGATTATCAAACTAACTTTGAAGTGCTTGAATACTGGGGTATTATGGATGCTGAGTATGCAAGAGAAGTTGGTATAGAATTATCAGATGAGATTGATGATTTAGATGAAGTTCAAATTAATGCATGGATATGTGGAGATAAATTACTTAGAGCAGTAGTTAACCCATTTACTCCCTATAGAATACCATATCATGCTTTTCCATACGAAAGAAATCCATACAACTTTTTTGGTATTGGTATAGCAGAAAATATGGATGATAGTCAACAAATTATGAATGGTCATGCAAGAATGGCTATTGATAATTTAGCTATGTCAGGTTCATTAGTATTTGATGTAGATGAGTCTGCTTTAGTTGGTGGACAATCAATGGAAATATATCCGGGTAAAATATTTAGAAGACAAGCAGGAATGCCCGGACAAGCAATACATGGTTTAAAGTTTCCTAATACATCACAAGAAAACTTAATGATGTTTGACAAGTTTAGACAACTTGCAGATGAACAAACAGGTATACCTAGTTATTCACATGGACAAACAGGTGTTCAAAGTATGACTAGAACTGCTTCTGGTATGTCAATGTTACTAGGAGCATCAAGTTTAAATATTAAAACAGTTATTAAAAATCTAGATGATTTTTTATTAAAACCACTTGGAGAATCTTACTTTCAATGGAATATGCAATTTCATGAAGGTGAATTAAATATTGAAGGTGATTTAGAAGTTAAAGCTACTGGTACAAATAGCTTAATGCAAAAAGAAGTACGAAGTCAAAGATTGACAATGTTCTTACAAACTGCACAAAGCCCAGCTATCGCACCATTTGTTAAAATTTCTAAACTCGTAAGTGAACTTGCCTATAGCTTAGACTTAGACCCTGATGAAATACTCAATGACCCTGAAGAAGCAGCTATAATGGCACAAATAATAGGAATGCAAAATGCTGGACAAACAAATAGCGAAGAAGCTCAACCCTCTAGTCAACAGCCCACAATGGGAGGTATTCAAGGAGTACCTACAGGACCTCAAGAACTTGGACCTACAGGGACTGGTGGTGGCAACATCGGAACAGGAGATGTACCGATTCCAGGGGAAGATAGCTTCTCTGGTACGATTGGAGCAGTTGGACCTACAAGTTAAAGAAGCAATAACAAGAAAAGAGGAAATATAATATGTTAGATTTATTAGATACAATTATGAAAATAATTAGTGTAGTACCTTGGGTTATCTCAATATGCTCAATGATAGCTGCACTAACACCAACACCACTAGATGATAATTTAGTAGGTAAAGCTTATAAAATTATTGATTGGTTTGCAATTAATATAGGAAGAGCAAAGGAGAAATAATGGCAAAAGAATTTCCAGATTTAAATAAAGATGGTAAGACTTCATACGCTGATGTACTTATAGGCAGAGGAGTAAGATTAAAAAAACAAGAAGGTGGTTCTATGGATGACCAAATGTTAATGGTTATGACAACACCTAAAATGTTACCAGATGAAAAAATGGAAAATAATTATACAGATTTTATAATGGAGGAAGCATTAACAGAAGAAGAAGAAGACATGCTAACTTCTAAATTAGAACAAGATGAGGAACTATCTATGCTATTTGATAAAGTTATAGATGTTGCTCAAGAATTTGCTGGGTCTGGTCCTGTTGAAGGTCCGGGTTCAGGAGTCTCTGATTCGATACCTGCAAGGTTATCGGATGGAGAATTTGTCTTTACTGCAAAAGCTACAGAAGAAATCGGAGCTGATGAATTGATGCGTATGATGAAAGATGCTGAAGCTCAAGCAGATGAAAGACAAGAAATGATGCACGGAGGTACTCTACATAAAGATAGTGGAGAGGAAGAAATCGAAGATAACATTACTCGACAACAAGTAATAAATGAAGGTGTTTATATACCTGAAGAAGATACTACTGTTAGAGATAAAGTTAGAGAAAATATGATGGACCCCAATACACAATCTAGATATGTCCGTAGCTAAAACCGATAGAGCTACCCTATTAGCGTAGGCACTTTATCAAACTAAAACCGAAAGGCTACCTTTACAATACAAGCCCTCTAGTCGACATAGAGCTACCTTGTAACCGAAGCCCCAATTAGGAGAAAAGAAAATGACTAATGAAGTCCAAAAAGAGGAAACGCCAAATCCTTATAATAAAAATAAACCTTGGCACAAAGGAGAAGATAAACCTTTTATATCATCAGAAAGTCTTTATTTTGAAGAACCTTCTGAAAAAAATAAACTTTTTAATAGCAACGATGTTACTGATATTGAAGCTGAAGGAAGTGTAAATAGAGAAGAACTGGAAACTACTAAGGATAGACCTTACAAAAAACCAGACTACAAAAAAAGATATGATGATTTAAAAAAACATTATGATAATAAACTTAACGAGTTTAAACACAGAGAAGAAGAGTTAATAGAGGAAGCTACTAAAAATAGAACCGAATATAAAGCTCCTAAATCTGAAGAAGAACTAGAAGAGTTTAAAAATAACTATCCTGATGTGTATGAAGTTGTAGAAACTGTTGCTCATATGCAATCGGAGACTAAAGCAAAAGTTCTAGAAGAACGCCTTAGTAAACTCCAAGAAAGAGAACAACAATTAGTACGACAAGATGCAGAAAAAAGGTTAAATGAAAAACATCCTGATTTTGAAGAAATTAAAAACAGCGATGACTTTCATACATGGGCAAAAGAACAGCCTGAGTCTATTCAGAAATGGATATACTCAAATACTGATGATGCCGATTTAGCTTCTCGTGCTTTAGATTTATTTAAAAAAGATTTTGGTATTGAACCTGAAAAGACTAAGTCATCTTCTAAACCGACCAAAAAATCTGCTGCAGATATGGTCTCAACTAAAACAACAACAGTTGAACCAAAGCAGGAGAAAGTATGGTCAGAAAGGGAGATTGCTGCACTTAGTATGGCAGAGTTTGATAAATACGAACAGGAAATATCAGATGCTATGCAAGAGGGCAGAATCATTAAATAAACTATAACTAAAAAAGGAAAGTAAAATGGCTCAATTTTTTCAAACTGGCTCTAACGGGTCAGCAACGAGTAACTTTGATGCAGGTGGTACTAACCAAGGAAATAGTTTCTTCTTACCTTCGGTTTACTCTAAAAAGGTTTTAAACTTTTTCAGAAAAGCCTCGGTAGTAGAAGCTATCACCAACACAGATTATGCTGGTGAAATTTCTTCGTTCGGAGACTCTGTAAAAATTATCAAAGAACCTGTAATTTCTGTATCTAATTATACAAGAAATGCAGATACAACTGAAACATTGCTAACAGACGCTGAAATCACTTTAGTTGTTGATAGTGCTAAAGCTTTCAAATTCATCGTAGATGATATTGAAACTAATATGTCACATGTCAACTTTAAAGAGATTGCTTCTAGCTCTGCTGCATATGCATTGAAAGATTCATATGATGCTGCTGTGTTAGCTACTATGTTCTCTGGAGTTTCTACTTCATCACCTGACCACACATTAGGTGCTGATAATGCTACAGACTTAGGTGCTGGAGTATATGATGGAACTGGTAACATAGATTTAGGTGTATCTGGTGAAACAGACCCTCTAGACCTTCTAGCTAGAATGGCAAGACTTTTAGACGAACAAAATGTACCTGAAGAAGGTAGATGGTTTGTTGCAAGTCCTGACTTCTACGAAGTTCTAGGTCAATCAGCTTCTAAATTGTTATCTGTAGACTTCAACGCAGGTCAAGGTTCAATTAGAAACGGATTAGTTTCAAGTGGTAAATTAAGAGGATTTGATATGTACAAATCTAATAACATTGCAAGCACATCTAATGCTGCTGGTAAATGTATGGGTGGTCATATGTCCTCTACTGCAACTGCTAATACTATTCTCTCAACAGAAGTGTTAAGAGACCCAACATCGTTTGGTGATATAGTAAGAGGCTTACATGTCTATGGTGCGAAAGTACTTAGAGAAGAAGCTTTAGTAAGTGCATTCTATGGTATTGACTAATATCAATTCGGGGGAGTCTTCGGACTCCTCCATTTTATTTTAAGGAGAAAAATATGTACGGTAAGAAAAAAATGACACATGGTGGCAAGATGAAAAAAGATGGTAATGCTTTAGCTAGAAGAGAACCAATGATGTCTGGTGGCATGGGCATGAAGAAAAAACCAATGAAAGGTAGTGGTCGCATGATGTATGGTCATGGTGGTGAAGTAATGCCAAAAGCTAAACCTTGCTAATATGAAAGTCAAAGCACCTAAAGGCTATCATTGGATGAAACAAAAAAATGGTAGTTTTAAATTAATGAAACACACAGGAAAGTTTGTCAAGCACACAGGTGCGAGTTTAACAGCAAACTTTGCAATACAAAAACAACATAAAAAATAATGGCTACAACATATTTAGATTTAACTAACGAAGTTCTTAGAGAACTAAACGAAATACCTTTAACTTCAGCAAACTTTTCAAGTGCAATAGGTTTACAAAAGTTTGTAAAAGATGCAGTTAATAAATCTATATTTGATATAGCTAACCAAGAACCACAGTTACCTTTCTTTAGTGCAGGTGTAAGTGGTAGTACAGACCCTTTCTATGGTAATGTAACAGTAGCAAGTGTAGCAGGACAAAGATGGTACACTTTAAAATCTGATAGCTCTAGTATAACTACGGATTATGCTTCAATAGATTGGGATGATTTTTATATAACAACAATAAATGTAAGTGGTGAGTCAAGCCCTTATGTTTCTAAAGGATTAAAATTTTTAACATTAGATGATTGGAAAAGATATTATAGAGATAGTGAAAATGCAGATGATGCAAATTCAACCCATGCTGAACCAATATATGTTATTAAGTCTCCAGATAGTAGGAAGTTTGGATTAAGTCCTATACCTGACAAAGTTTATAATGTACACTTCTATGCATTTACCAAGCCTACAGCTTTAGATGCACATGGAGATACAATGGCATTACCAGAACAATACAGTAATGTTGTAACTGCAAGGACTAGATACTATGTATGGCAGTTTAAAGAAAGTCCACAACAGGCAGCTTTTGCATTAGATGATTATAAGAAAGCAATGAGATACATGAAATCAAATCTTATGAATCCAACGCCTAAATATATGACAGATGATAGGACATATTTTTAATGGCAAGTAGTCAACCCTATACAGTTGCAGTCAATGGAGGTTTAGTTAAATCAGCTAATGTAATTGATTTACTTAAGACTCCCGGAGTTGCAAAAGACTTAAGAAACTTTGAGGTTTCTACCGAGGGTGGCTATAGAAGAATTAATGGGTATCAAAAATTTGGTACTACAAGTGCTACACAACCTACAGGTGGTACAACAAATATACTAGGTGTATTTCCTTATGCAGATGGTGTTATAGCTACTGCAGGAACAGGAATATATTTTAGTAATGATGGACAGACTTGGATAAACATTAGTAGAAGTTCTGTATCAGGTAGTGGTGATAACTATTCAACCTTTACCGGTAGAAGT